TGTACTCTGTATACACATCAGGGCCCAATGACGGATTGTGTGAAACTTGATAATTACGCTTTTCATATGCATAACATGAAACGTCTTCATATGTAAATGAACTTGGATTTTCTAAAATCTGATTATCAGAAGAGACTTGCAACGAACTAGAGTTACAAAATCTAACGTCGCCCTTTTCTTGCCATGCCTGCTCTCCATCACTAAAAGCATATAAGCTCGAATTAGAGTATAAAAGTAGCTCATCCCTGAAACTAGAAATAGCAGAGCCAGTAGCAATGGTATTACCACTCAAGTCCTTATTAGACAAAGGAGCGTATCCAAATCTTTTCTGAATAGAACCCGGATTAGTAAAAACTACATTTTCTAATTCTAAAAAGCGTGTAGGTAAAACGGTCTTTTCATCGCCTTTTGTATCTAACCCGTCCACAATAGGAAGAGCTATTTTCTGCTTTTGTAGAGGCATGTAGACTCCTAGTATTTAATCATTTTTGTAAGAACCAAAGAAGGTTGCATAATATTATGAGAAGTGCTGCCGCCTTCTGGTTGATTTATAGCTGCAGTGGCCTCAGATGACTGAGTATCTGCAGCTGAGCCGTCTATATATTTTCCAAATAAGCTAGAGCCGCTATTAACACCAGTTATTTGATGAGAGTGCGGAGTCTGTATATGAGTATGAGTAGGCATTTGTGCAATTGTTAGAACATGGGCAGCAGCGCCCATTATTTGACTTAAAGTACGGGAGACACTTCCAAGTACAGAATCTGTATAAGTACCCTTTGCTACAATAGTGCGGCCCCTAGCATCAGGAATATTGAAAGTTGTAGTACCATCACCAACTCCATATGTAACCCCTAGTACTGCAAATAAATCAGAATAGGTAGTTCTAGAAACAGCGGAACCGTCACATTCAAAAAACCCAACTGGAGCAGTTCCCCCAGCAAAGTCTATTACCGTACCAGAAGGCATTAAAGGGTTAGCGGGAATAATAACGCTTGCTTTAACAGAATTGCCCTCAGTTAGTTGAACAGGGGTTCCTCCAGAATTTGTAAAGTAAGCGTCCCCATTCACAGTATGAAAACTATTAGCGTTTAAGGCTCCGCTTAATGCTGTAGGTTGATTAACCATTTTACTAGAGTAGACATCGGTAGCCCTGTGCGACGCTAAAGATAAATCTTCATTAATGTCCAGGCCTGCGACTGGAACTTTAGTCCCAAAAGAGCTAGTGTGGTCATGAGAGTCTACAACTTCTAGTGCTGTATTAAGCTCTTCGGCCCACTCTGGCCCCGGAGTCACCGTTGGGTCTGGCAGCACTAAATTCATATTAGGTGTTGTACTCATTCTACTCTCCTAGAAAACCCACAAAGAAACTACGCATTGCGCAGAAGCTTGTAGATTTATAAATAATTTTTTATTGGTATCAGTATTCGCTTTAACATAACAAAATGTATCGTTCTTACAAATTATATAGCCTCTATAATCTCTACCTAATTTATGTTCAATAGAAGTACTAGAAGTGCCTATGGTTATGCCCTCTAGTAACGTTCCGTCCACAATTAGGGCTCGGCCCAACATTCCAAATGCATTCTCTGAATTAGACTGCGCTCTAAAAACTTCCTCAGTACCGCCGCCTTGTTTACGAAAAGATTGAATAGCCATTTAGGATTTCGTCATCCAAAAATCGTTATTCTCAGCATACACATCAGAAACTGTTTCAGGTTGGCCTTCGTCTCTATTGTTGGCCATTATTTCAATTCTTCGTTTCATTTCAGCTTTTTGCTGCATTAGAACAGATACGTCTGACTCTTCTTTATTTAAGTATTTAATAGCTGCATCAATAATCACATAATCAGCGTAAAAGTTCAAATCAGTTAGTACATCCCCGTCTGCTACTAAGACCGGAGCTGTGGGGGTGTACCAAAGTCGTACTGTCATACCAGCATCAGGAACTGGACTAAATCTAATATTTGAACCAAGTAAACGATATCTAACTGAAGGAACGTTCAATAAACCCCAAGAAGGGTCTAAATTTCTATTTCTCTCATTAAAGTTAAAAGGTCTTAGTGAAAACCAATCGCTTGCAGTTATCTTGGCATCTACACCTTTTAATTTATAAAAATCAGCAGGGAGCGCATAATCTGCTACAGCATTAACAGTCGTAAACGTACTGTCACTAATTGCGTAGTCGGCAGAATTAGCTCCAACTAACAAATCATGCAATTCGGCTATAGAACCATTAATATAAAAGTTAAGCTCTTCATCTTCTACGAAGTTAGAATTTTCTCTATCAGCTCTTTGACGAGCTCTAAGTCTTAGGTCTAAAAGTGAAATAGACATTACTCTGCTTCTCCGCTAGGCTCTACTTCTCTTGATTCTTTAGCTAGGTCAAACAGCTCAAAAAGGTCCATTAAAGCTGAAGCCATTTGCTTAGAATCTTTTGCATCTAGAGCACTCATTAATGAACTAGAAGCAGCTTCTATAGCCGTTCCATTGTTGACTTCGTCCTTGCTTTCTAACGAGACTTCTTCCATTGAATCTTCATTTTTCTTTTTAAGGGCTTCAGAGCTATTTTCTGAGGTAGAGGCCCCAGAGAGCTTTCCCATTATAACTTGGACCGCCTGTCTATTTTTTGGCGACATTAAACCTGGCATAAGTACTCCTATGTATATACTTCGACTATAGTTTTACAAATAAAAAGCCCCGAAGCTATTAACTTCAGGGCCACTATTACTAGACTAGTAGTAATTAAAGCTGGATACGAACGTTGTAGCCTGGAGCGCGACAACCGACTTGAGCATAGTAACCTACACGAATTTCAACAGAATCCGCGCTAGAATCACGTAACATCTTAAGACCGTCTGTATCTAAGATTTTAGGAGCTTTTCCTAAAGAGTACAATTTCCAAACGTCCATTTGTAACATGTAAGCAACGTCTGACGGACAGTTTTGGTCAGCAAAAACGTTGATAATGCCACGAGGACCGTTAATTTGGATACCACGGAAACCAACAAAGTTAGTAACTTTAAGGTCTGTGTATCGAACTTTTACGCCCAACTCTTTTTCAAGAGCAGCATACTTAGTGTAAGACATTGCAACGTGAGTCGGCTTAGCGCCTTCACGAGCAGCACGAGAGGCAGCTCCGATTAAAGCTTCTTCGATAGGCTGTGCAGTACCGTCAAAACGAATTCCACCCAAACGAGTAGCATCAGCAGAACGGTTTACAGAGAAGAAGTTATCAGAAAGGCCAGGAGAGGTTGCAGGAATCCATGCAGCTAAACCTTTTACTTTGCTGTCATAGTCACCATCGATAAAGATAGAGTCTAAAGAAGCAATCAAAGGAATTGCAGAGTTAAGAACCGCAGTAACGTGTACTTGGCCTAAATCTCTGTCAACTCCGTCAACTGTAAGAGTTCCAGCTTTAACAGTACCGCCACCGTCTGTAGCAGATACTTCTAAAGTTTGCCCAACTTCGAAATTTGTAACAGATTCGATGTTGTTTAACTGGATAAGCTGTGAAGTCAATACTGTAGTTGAAGCTACTGTACCGATTTTACCTGAACCAGAACCGTACATAGCGATTGCTAATGAACGTGCTGCTGAATGGATTGCTCCGTCGATTTCAGTTGTTGCAGCTTCCATGAAAGCGTTTGCATTACCTTTAGAAGCTTCGATAGTCTCATTATCGATAGATGCTAAAGAATAATCTTTTGCACGAGTTAGTACAAAGTCTTTTAACTTTGAATTAGTCTTGTTAGCTTGCGCTGTTTGAAAATTTGCAGAGCGACCTTGTGGGTTTCCGTAAATAATCGGGATTGGTAAATTTTTTCCACCGAAATCTTCCATTTTAGGCATCATAGCTAATAACGGATTATCAGCATAGACCATGTTTTCTCAAACTGTTATCGTAAAGGCTTTTTATCCCTTACTTCTTATGCTTCACTAAGTATTCTCTTAATCTATCAATAATATCAATAGACTCTTTTACCATTCCTATAGCTGAATTACATTTATTACAAAGTAACTCTCTTATATTCCCGGTTGTATGACAGTGGTCCACGCACAAACTTTTTCCAGTGTCATAATCAAGTATTCCGCAAATCGAGCATCTATTATTTTGCTTATTTAATAGACTTTTAAACTCAACGTCGGTTATACCGTACTTTTTAAATCTGCTCCAGTGTGATTTGTAAACTATTTGAGAAGAGCTTTTCCAGTTCTTTTTACTATTAGCTTTGTTTCTAGATTCTATGCCCTTTTCGGTTTTCATGTACAAGTTATGGTCTTCATTTGTACATACTCTGCATCTACTTCTATAACTTTTAAGCTTTTTTATAAAATAAAACTCGCTCTTATCTTTAGTCTTCTCACACTTACTGCATCTTTTTTGCATAAGTTCAGCGTACATTTTAACTCCTATTTGAAGTCTCGGGTCCTCTTGGTACTATTATATTCTCTTTTTATAAGAGTTTCAAGTACTACGCGTTACACTGTCTCATATTATTACATTATGAGCTTAGCACGGTATTGGCATCTCAGCTTTCACCGTTTTTACCCGATTTATACAAGGCAGACTACTTTACCTTGTCATTTGTGTAGTGAGCCTTAAGCGCACTTGCGAAAGATACTAAATCTAAAGCCATTTTTATTTCCTTTTTTTCTGAGCCGAAGCTCGATTTGTTTTTTTTGTTGAACCGAATTGGTTCGTTTTATGTTTCTAAGAACCTGAGCAGTTTAGCTGCTTCCTTAATACTTTCTTCATTGCTTTTATATTTAACCTCTCCAGATTGTGGCACTTCTGAAGACATAGTGTTCGACAATGTTTGCGTTGTCTTATTCTCTTTTACTTCTTCTTTTTTTGGAGCTTGTTTAGCTCTTTTTGCTTCATAAGTCTTACTTACTTCTTCATCTAGATGGGACTCAACCGCATCACAGGCTTCTTTATACGTTAATAGTTTTATCATTTGGTCTGGAGTACCCTTGTCCACCTGCTCTTGATAGTGCTGGGACATAAGTTCATAAACCATTTCAATGTTGTTGTAGTTTTTGATAAGGGTATACTCATTGTCATCACTGTTTACAAATTCGGTAATGTCTGAGAGGACTTTTTGAACCACTTTCTCGTGTTGAGCCTTTGCGGACTGCTCCGACTCGGTTCTTTTGCGTTCCTCATCTGCAGATAGTTTAAGCTCTAAATCTTCAATCTTTTTAAGCAAGCGACTCTCAGACTCAGATTGATAACGTTTAATTTTAGTTTCCGGGTCTGGATTAAGCTCATCAACTAGTAAATTACTCAAATCGTCCAAGGTTATGCCTTTTTTAGTCAAGAATTCTAAGGCCTTACGCTTATCCGAACTTAGCTCTTTGTCTAGATTTTCGTACTCTCCGTACTTTTTCTGCTTGTCTTCAATTTCTTTTAGTTTAGCGCTATATTCTGAGTCTTTAGCTTTTTGACGTTCATTAAACTCACGCTCTTTACGTGTTAAAGCTGCGAACTTAGACGCAAATTTGTCTACGCTTTCCGGGGCTTTTTGAATTTCTGGTTGTTGGGTATTTGGAACTGATTCGACGGGTGCTGCAGGTGCAGCTGCTTCATTTGACATGGAAAACTCCTGTGGCTTTATAAGAGCGTTATGCTCATAAGTCCACAGTAGTTTTATAAAATCATGTATGTTTATATATGTACATAAATGGGCTTTATGTATGCTTATATATGTACAAAGCCCTTATACTAGTTAGTTCTAGGCAAGAGCTCTGCTACTGGCATGGTACCAGCTTGGCCAGTCTGAAGAGGCTCTCCAGCTCCAATTTCAGGAGCTGGAGCAGGCTGCGGAGGAGTTTGAGGCTGTTGAGACATAACCATAAGCTCATTAGCATCTGACATCCACTGTCTAAAAAGCTCTAAAGTCTCTTCAGGAGCGTTTTGAGAACGGTACATAAGATAAGCCTGCTGCATCTTTTTAATGCCGTAGGTCAAGTTCTGGAATGGCTCAGGAGATTCGTACTCGCCAGTATCTACCATTTTTTCAATTTGACGTTCAATATCTTCGACCCCGCTATTAGTCATATTGTAGTAAGCCTTCAAATCTGGAAAGTCTAAAAGTTTCATACCGTCTTCTTTAGAGACTAAGCCCGCTTGCATAAGCTCTTGTACCTCAGTCATTCTAGCCGCTGGAGTGCTAGATAATGCGCTTGTTGGAAAAATTTGCATCATATACTGGTCATTGTCCATAGAAACATCAGACCATTTTATAGTTTTCAAAAAGTCAGAACCTGGAACTTTTACAGAATAGTTTTTTGTAGTCTCAGAAATATCCTTAGCGTAATCAATCATTATTTCGGCAGCGTCTAGAAAGCTCTGTTCGTAACGTTTAGCACAAGCCTGGAAACGCTCCGTTTCGATTTCATTGTATGTTCGAAGAGCTTTGCCAGAGTTTAATCCTGCAGGCTTAGCCGATTGAGCGCTTAACTGGCTTATTCCCACAATCTCAAATGCCCGCTGATATAAGCGGTCTAACTGAGTAAACAGCTCTGTAGGTATACTACCTAGTGGACTAAATTCTGGCTTAGTTCCAGCATACTTAATAATTCCACCAATTTTATTATTTAAATGAGTACTTAAAATCTTTGAGCTCGCCTCAATCAAAAGCTTAGGAACGCTTACTAAATGCATTGAAGTCTGAATAGTTCTAAGAATTTTATTGATTTCAATTTGAATACCTGTTAGTTCTTCAGCTATGCCGGAGCCCCAGAAGCCCAATGGCTTTTCACTCCATTTTACAAATACAAACGGAAAGTAACATTTTTTCCATTCTTCAGACAATAGCGTATCATTATTAATGCATATAGTGTGGCGGCCATCCTTAGCATCTTGAGAACTTGGAAGTTTCCAAGATTCTATAACTAAAAGCATATCGCCATTTCTAACAGTAATGTCCGAATGAGGATTTACTTCGTCTACTGCAGCGTCTATAGCTCCGGCTTTTTTTGGAAAGTTTGCCTTAAGCACGTCTTTGTGAATCCACTTAGTCTGATGCATTTGACGAGGTTGGCCATATAAAGCCTCAGTATCGTCTACTTTTAGCTCATCAATGAACGTTCTCTCAATACATATTTTAGTACCGTCGTTATAGATTTTTAAAGCTCCGGTGCCGAATATGCACGCGTCTGAGAATATGCGAGGCATGATATTGTACATTTTAGTACTGTAGAACTGGCCTTCTGCGAACTTTGTAAGCTTCTCAGCTTTACGCTTTAAAGTAAAGTCGCCATCATCAGTTAGAAAGTATGGCTTAGGCTTATTCTTTGTAATTTTAGAAGTAGCCGTATCTACCATGGCCTTGACTATATTTAACGTTACTCTGTTTTGAACAGAATAGCCTGTTTCGACTCTATTATAATTATAAAGACTTAATCCATTATACTCTTGATTGCCGTATAAACGCATGTTTCGGACATTCTCATCTTGAATGTAATTCTGCTTATTTGATAGCATTTTTACATAAGGAAAGACCTTTTTGTGAGGCTCAGTCTTATCTTTAAACCAATAATATTGTGCAATTTCAGACATTTAAATTCCTATCTATATGATAATACTAGCTTCTCGAAGACCAGAATAAAGCCTCTTCGTCTTCTTTAGCCGAGTTTTTATCTTCGGTGTTTCTAGTAAGTTGTAACTGCTCAGAATCGAGCTGACTTTCGTTATTTTCAAGACTTTCTAATAGGGCAAGGTCCGATAATTCAATGTGAATATCTGCTAATTTAAGGACTTTTACTTTTTGCTCTTTAGCCCAAATAATCAGTTTTTTCAGTTCTTCTATATTGTTAACCATGCGTACTCCTTGGTGGTTTTAGTTCCAGTCGCTATCGTTTGAATCTCCGAATATATATTCTAAGTCTGCGTCGGACACTATGTCATCGTCTCCATTTTTAGACATCTCCATTTGTTCAGCTTCTTTAGCTTCTATCTGGTCCATGTATTCTTTAGTATTTCTAGCAGGGGGCCTGCTATCGGCCATGCTTCCTATGTAATGTTTGCATTCCCGCCATCCGTAAAGGACCGCATCATTAATGTCTGAGTGATAGGCGTCTGATACTACGCGGGTGCCGCCTTCGGTGCGCTCCCATGTTACTAGCATGCAGTCTTGTTGAAATCTTGAATTGTTTCTAGATAGTAACTTTCCAGTTCTAAGGTCATCGTTTAGTAGTTCTATGTATTCGAGCTTCCTATGCTTTTCAGCGGCTTCGATATTTAAACCATGCCGCTGTTTAATCTCTTCTTGGATTTTTTTACCCAATGCACCTGCGTCCATAACCATTTTTATAGGACTATATTTAGCCTTAAGAATGTTTATTTCTGCTACAAGGTCTGAAATAGTTAATTTATTCTTTATAAGTTCTTCAACTAGATATACTCTTTTGTCTGTATAATTATAGCCCAATACTGCAATAGCATCTGAATCATTCCAGCCGATATCTATTCCAAATATATAATCGTAATTAGACTTTGGTAGAACTGGGAACACGTTCTTTGCAGAATTGAACTTGAACACTAAAGAATCTTTATCTTCTACCCATTCTCCAAAGGTCTCTCTAATGTAAGAAGGGTCGTTCTCATCTATTCCTTTTAATGAACGCTCCTCTGCTAGTCGAACGTTCAAATCTCGAACAGGGAGCCCGTACAAACCTTCTGGATTGTGCATATGCGGGTTATTAAAAGCGTTCCAGTGATAGTTTGGAACGTTAGGTAAGTGACAATAATCAAAAAATGGTCCAGCCATAACAGGTCCCGGAGTACCAGTAAGCCCTAACTCTCCATTCAAATCTCGGAGCGCAGGAATCAAAATATCATTTATAAGCAATCGGACGTAGGGTCTGAAAGATTGCATTTCATCTATGTAAGCTTTTCTTAATTTCCAACCACGGTACTTTTCTATTTCACTTTCGTCTTTAGCGCCGCCGCAGACTATTTTAGATTTAGTATCTAGGAAAAACATTTCTAATCTAGTCTCGTCTGTGGTCACGTTCCACATATACTGCTCTGCGACTTTTTTAAGCTCTCCCCATATAATAGAGCGTGCGCTTCGCATGGTTAACGTTAAATAAAGACAAGTAACGCCGTTTTCTTTTAAGCACGTATCACCAAAGTCTGCAATTATAGAATTAGTCTTACCGCCTCGACGACTGGTACATGCTACTTTTATTATCTTTTTCTCTAGTGCAAATGCAAGTTGCTCTGGAAAACAAAACTCGTTTAAGACAAACTTTGGAAGCTCTGCCGCAGCTTTCTCAGCTGCAGCACGCCTTTTAAGTTCCTTTAATATACGAGTCTGTTTAAGAGCCATAATTATGTAATTTGTTTTTTAAGCTTATTATTATCTTTAGGAGAGCCGTCATATTCTACGTATGCTACGTTATTCCAAGTAGCTAGCGTTGCTAGGTTGCCGCGTCTGATTAGTAGACCGTGCTCAACTTCTTCTACAGTATATCTGGTAGCTCCTGTTAAATCTTTTTTACCATTTTCTGTTGATAGATTTATAAACGTTAATGTATCTGCTCCGAATTTAATCCCTTGATAAAACTTTGCTGCTGTGATTGTCATTTTGTCTCCAATATTATTTTAGATTTAAGTGGGCATTCGTCTATTCCTGAACATGATATTACTACTTTTTCATCAGCAACGTTTGTTTTTATAGCCTCGTCACAGCTTAGGCTCCATATTTTACCTTTTATCTTTTCTTCATACACTTCTTTGCTAATTTTCAAACGAGGGTACACAAGTCTATCAAAATCGTCAAAATCTTTGGTAGCATCTTTTACCAATTCTTGTAAAATAGTTCTTGTTATTGTTATACGCATGTAGTTATTAGAGGCCTCGTGAAACATGTAAGACGCTGGTGAATGTGTACAAAGTCTCTTACCTGGAAGGGCTTCTACAATTGCTGATGCCATGGAAGCTGCATATAGTGTAAGAGTCTCTATATTTGGGACATTTTTAAACTTATCTATGAAAAAAACACCAGGGTCTATAGAGCCTCCTGGACTATCTAAGACTATATATATTTTATAATCAGAAGAGCCTCTATCATTAAGCAGTATACTTAGGCGAGCAGCTGCTCTTATGATACTTTCTGCGTTAATGTTGCCACTAATAAGTACGTGATTTTTACTATTCAATTCAACGGTACGAGCAGAGGCTATTACTCCGCATATCAAAATAATTATGGCTAATATAAATCTCACTTGCTCTCCTTGAGCTTCCCTAGCTCCGATTCTAGCTGGTCAATTTTTGCATAACATAAAATTAGTCTAGTATAGAACTCGCACGCTTGACGGGCTAGCTCATTGTGCGAGAGTTTTTTAAGCTCCGCTTTAAACTTTGCAGATTCTTGGGCTACGTTAAGTTCCTTAACTATTTTAGCTGCGGTATTAGGAGATACGCTTTCTAAATTAGTTCGACCTTCTTTAAGTACGTCGCCTGCCGTCTCTTGGCCTGAGCCTTGATTAACGTTATCCATTAAAATACCT